CGCAGATTGTTCGATGCAGCTGGATTGTCAGTGACGCGGGTGATCGCAGCCGGTACGTCAAACTTTATCCTTGAAGGCACCGCCCGCTGATCAATTGGCAGGCCCGAAACGGAAATCTCCGCGCCCAGTCAGCCACGGTCGCGATTGGCACGGGTGCGAAGTACTGGCGCGTCGCGTAAATGTTGGGTCTCATTACTCCCAACACGAAATCGGCGCCGCGAGCTATCCCGAAATGAGCATCTCGGCGGAGATATTGATAGCAGTCATGCTCAGCGACATTCGATGCCATGCTCTCTCGGCTCGAAGAACATCAGCTTGCGCCAACCCGAAGCCCGCAACACAGCCAAGTCCTCGAACTTGATGCCAGAAGGTTGATCGCAATGGATCACGCCACACTCCGGCACGAGCCACACCCCAATATGCGCGGCCCGTTGCACGCGGGCCATCAGTACCAACGCGCCGTCACGCGCGTTGATCAGATGCCCGTTGAGCGTGGGCCGCTCGACCCACCGCGCGCGCTCCGGATGCTTAGCAATCGTCTCGAGCATCCACACCCACGCAGGATCATCCGGCACCGAGATGCTCGGCAGCTCGCAGCTAAACAGCTCCTTCTGCACATGCCGCGCCAGATGCCAGCAGTCGAAGGACTCCGGGCCACATGCGCCCGCGGCCCAGGGCTTGCCAATAAGGCCGCGCAGGAAAGTGGTGCGATCGATCACGGCCGCAGCCCCGGATATTCCTTCGTGGTGTACACACGCGTCGGGAATTTGCGGTTGGCGAGGTTGTCGATCGACGCCATGCCCTCGATACGCGTGCCCGACATGGTGATGCGGCGCACTACGAACTCCGCCGGCCCGTAGCACGGCGCCGAGAGATCGTCGGAGCGGTACTCCCGGTAGATCGCGATCAGGTCGGCGCGGACCGACAGTGCGGCCTCGATGTGGGGCACGAGCTCGCGGCTGACATTGTCCAGGACCACTCGGGTCTCCGGCACCTTGCCCTCGGCGAACTCGGGGAAGTCGGCGTAGAAGGGAATGGCTCTGAACAGCGCCATCTCGCCGCCATTGAACACGGCGCCATCCTCGATGCCGAATGCCATGTCCTCGTAGACGTCAGTGACGCAGCGGATCGGGATCGGGTTCATCGCATCGTCGACGAAGCCGGGGTGCTGCAGCTCGAGCGTGAAATACACCTTGACCGATGCCGGCACTGAGGCCTCGGCCTCCTCCCATGCGGCCGTGCCGGTCGGCATGGTTCACATCCCGTAGACGCGCAGCGTCATGGATACCGAGACGAACAGACCGTCCTGCTCGATCGCGAGCGAGTCCTTGACGATCTGCACGGTCTTGATGACGTAGCTCGCGCCCCACCAAACCGGCATGGTGAAGCGCGCACTTCCGTTCGAGAGCGTGGCGCGCACGAACATATCGAAGCTCGCATATTGCGCCGTCGTCATCCTGCGGCGCCACTCGACGGCCGCGACATTCGAGCCGGGCTTACTGCGCTGGCGCACGTTGCCGCCCTCCATCTCGGTCTCGATTGGACCGATGAAGGGCTGCGGAATCCTCCAATCCCGGCGCCGCTGCTGATAGGGCACGTCGGGAGGCCAAGCGGGGAGTGGCATGGCTCAAGCGATGGTGCGGGCCGGGTTGACGCCGAGCGTTCGCGACAAGGCTCGCGCCCACGGGCTGCCGCGGTCGGAGAGCATGCGCTCGCCCATGTCCTCGACCATGCGGCGGAGCTCGACGTCGATGCGGGTGCCGCCATTGCCGTCAGGAGCCGACCTTACGCGCTCAACGCCCGCGGGTGCATTGATGACGTTCACGGTGACGGGCCCAGGGCCGCCTGCGTTCGTCACACCGAGCCGGCCGTCGGGAAGCCGCGACAGCGGCATGATGGCCTCCGGTCCGCGCTCACCCATCAGGCCGGTTCCGCCGGCGAACGGAAACAGCATCGGCCGCGAGACCACGCCGCCGCGCGCGAAGGGCACGAGGCCGCCCGGACCGACGACATTGCCGAGGGCACTCGGAGAGAGGCTCAGCGGCGCGCCGGCGCCACCGAATAGCGAGCTCAAGCCCCCGCTTACCGCGTTGGTGAGCGGCCCGACGACGGACTTCATGAGGAGCGCGTTCGCCACCGCCTCCAGGATCCGCGTGGAGAGGTCGGCAAGACCGGCGGAGAGCGTCTTCGTGCCCTGCGCCATCTCGATGATGCCGGAGGTCGAGGAGGCGAGCGCGCCGGCGAGATCCTGGTCGAGATTGAGCGCGAGCTTGTCGGCGTCCTGCGCGAGCCGGGTAAGCGCCGGGAAATCCGAGCCCCGCACCTTCAGTGCATCGGCGGTCGCCTCCACCTCCTTGCGCATCAGGCGCTCGGCTTGCGCCATTTCCTCATCGGACTTGATGAAGCCGTTGCGGCGCATCTCCTGCAAATCCGCGAGACCGCGGGTGATCAGCTCCTCTTCGGTAGCGATGCCGAGCCGCGTTCGCGCCGCCACCACGGCCCGCGCCTGTCCCTGAACGAAGGCCTCGAGCGCGCGGTTGCCTTCGGCCTGGTTGCGGCTCCAGTTGTCGGTCGCGGCGGCGAGCTCCTTCATCTTCAGCCGCAGCTGCTCGGCCGGCGTGGCGGCCGTACCGAGGACGGCCATGCGCTGGCGCTCGAGATTAAGGCGCGCCTCCGCCGACAGCGGCAGGTCCAGCTCGGCGATCTGCGGGCGCGCCTGCGGCAGGGGCACATTCGCGGCGATCGCCGCCGGTGCCGGCGCTGCAGGAGACGGCGCCGTCGTGATGCCCGACGGCGGTACGAACCCTTCGGACTCCATCAGTCCGGCTGCGTTCCGTATCGGACCGGGCGCGATGCTGAAGAAATCCAGCACCGATTGCGCGATGCCGATTTCGGATATCTCCTTAAGCGTGCGCGAGACCCGATCGAGCCATTCCGCCGTCTCCAGCCGCTCCCTGAGCGTGGCCTCGGCAAATATCGACCAACTGCGGTCCCAGGCGCTGTTGCGCAGGCGCTCGGCTGCGTCCTTGAGGTCGTCGAGCCTCTAGGCCTGCTCGTCGGTCAGGACAATGACATCGCGCATGCGCTGCTCGAGCGCCTCGCTTCCGCCGGCCTCGTTCACCAGGCCGAGCAGCCGCCCGAGATCGATGCCACGCCCGAACGCCGCCCGGGTCAGGGCATTGCGCTGCGATTGGGTCAGCCCATCCCATGCGCCCGACAGACGGTCGATGAACTGGGTGAGATCGCGCGCGCGGGCGAGCTGCTCGGCGAGCGGCGGATTGATGCGCTGCGCTTCCTCGAACAGCGCGCCGGTACCGCGGCGGGTCTGCTCCATCTCCGCGGAGAGCTTGCCGAGGCCCGCGGCGATTTTCTCGGAGCTGACGCCGACATCGGCGCCGGCGATCTCGAACGCCTGAACCCGCGCGACCGTCAGTCCGACCTGCTCGCCGAAATCACGCATACGCCCGGCCTTGTCGGCGAGCTGATCCACGCCCTCGATGAGCTTCGACAGCGCGCCGACGGTAATGCCAATGGCGGCGCCGGCGGCCAGGCCAGCCGGGCTGAGCGAGCCGAGGAACGTACCCACCGGCCCGAGCGAGTCGGCCGCCGCCTGCGCGCGGGCGCGCAAGTCGCCCACCACCTCCGACACCGCGCCCATTGTGCGCGACACCGGCTTGCCCGCGGTGTCGAGCCGGCGCAGCGCCGCCTCGCCGTCCTTGCCGAGCTGCTCGAGCGCCTTGCGGACCACCTCTTGGTCCTGCACTGAGAAACGGATGGTGACGTTGCCGACGTTGACGCCCATCGCTCAGCCCTACTTGTCCTTCGCCTGTTCGCGCTGCCAGTAGGCCGCCAGGTAGAATTCTTCCGCGATCACGAGCAGCCGCCGGCAGAGCTGCCGATCGAGCCCGCCCGGCAGACCGGCGAGCGCCTCGGCGAGATCGAGCCCCACCACGTGCCCGCTCATCCCCGCGCGCTTCCAGACGCCGATGCGTCCGATCACCTCCGCAACCGCGCGGCCCTCGGGGGTACGCGGCGCAAACTCGATCTCCGGGCAGCGCTCGCCGTCGATGCTCAACCCGTCGGCGCAGGGCTCGCCGCTCCCGCGGCACTGGGCACAGTAGCCGGGGCTCCCGCCCCGCCATTCGGCGAGGCGGGCAATCCGTTTCCCTCGGCTTGCTCCACGTGGATGCGGGCGTTGACTACGGCCATGACCTTGGCCCGGGTCACGGGGTCGCTGAGCAGCAGCGCGACCGATGCCGGCTCGGGCGCCTCCAGCACCGCGCCGTCCTCGGTGACGATGCCCGCCCAACCGGACTGGCATTCCATCACCAGGTAGATCTCCGAGAGGCGGGTCGCGGCGGCGATGAGCCGGGTCCGATCCTTGAGCCCGTTGACCTCGAGGTCCTCGCCCAGCACGCCGGCCAGGAAGTCGGCTGCCTCGCTGCCCGCCGCTATCCCGGCGAGTGCGCGCGAGACCTCGGCCTGCACCTTCTCGACGTCGAACTGCGTCGCCGGCCGGACCATGATCCAGGCCTCGCCGCCGAGCTCGACCCGACGCTTCTTCGGCTTGCTCAATCGCAACATGCGCGCCTCAGATCGTATAGCTCTCCACACTCGACTTGAGCGTCGCCACCAGCATCGGCTCGGTGTCGCTCTGTTCGGCGCGGAAGTTGAAGGTCTGCTGGATGCGACCGGGTCCCTCGATCGGAATGCCGACCGGCTCGAGCCGCATGTTGGCCGCGAGCAGCGACAGCGAGCGGGCGGGCGATTTCTGCCACAGCATCTCGCCGGAGAAGGCGGTACCCGCGACCGCAAGGTCGTAATAGGTCGCATCGGCGAAGCGCAGCTCGATCGAGCCGTCGAAGGTCGCCTCGGTATCGAGATCGAAGCCCGAGCGCAGCACGTTGCCGACGTAATCCTGCGGCGTGATGTGGTTGTCGTAGGTCGCCCGCACGCTCATGATGTTGGCGGCCGCCACGCCGTTCAGCTTGAACACGCCGATGGCGGCGGCGCATTCCTCACGCGGCCACGGCGCCGCCGGCGCACCGCCCCCACTGGCGGCCACCTTGTTCTGGGTCTGCCCCATGAGCTCGACGGTCGCGCGCTGGAAGCCGGCGGCGCGGCTCATGTCGATCGACAGCCGGCTGCCGGCCAGGCCCACGTCCTGCTCGAACATGTTGCCCGCCAGTTTCCACTCGTGCGAGCGCCACGGCAGCGTCTCCAGCCCGGAGCTGAACACATGGGTGAATGGATCGGCCGCGCCGGTCACCACCGCCGCCCCGAACAACGCATAAAGCCAGACCCCGAAATGATTGAAGTCGAGGGGCACAACGATGCTGTCGTCGAAGGTGATCAGCCCGGGCGCCGGCGTGGTACGATCGCGATCGTTCTGCCGCGGGAGCCCGAGCAGCGGATCGTCCTCGAATGGCCGGCGGAAGTCGGACGTGTGCGAATAGGCAAAGGTCTGAGTCCAGTCGCCGATCGGCGGACTGCCGAAGGCGGATTCCGCCTTGAGCAGCAGCGTTGTGGTCTTGCCGCGCGGAAGCGCCGAGGTCGGCATGAGTTTCCTCTCCAGTTACGGCGTGGAGTCATCGACATGCAGCCAAGCTTGGAAGCTTGAATCGCCGCGTCGGCGAGTGGCCGTTA